TATATTACTAACCAATAACCACCCCTGTTGGATCATAGGGTAGTCAGTCCAAGCATAGGAGATAAAAATGCTTACAGAAGAAACAGTACAAGACAAAATAGAAATCGTAGGCGACTTCAAGCATGTTCAGGTTCGCTCCGCAGTAATCATCAAGCGTGATGGCGCAGAGATCAGCCGCAGCTTCTCACGCCATGTAGTTGCACCTGATGCATCGGACATCACAGGTGAAAGCGCAGAGGTTCAAGCTATCTGTAACGCAGTACACACACAGACTGTCAAAGACGCTTACGCCGCACACTTGGAAAGCCAAGAGGTATAAATAAGTGTTAGGATTTAGCCCATTAGCATCTGCACCACTAGCGGATAGTGGGATAATATCTGAAGAATATGCTTTAACGGCTAACTCCATTTCCACTGGTAACCCTGTATTAGGTTCTCCAGTATTTAACATAGCTGTCATTTTAAATGCTAACAGTATTGTTACAAGTAATCCAATTGTTTCCTCTGCGACTATGGCAGAAGATGAGACATTCTTAGCGGATAGTATTTCTACTGGGGCACCTGTTGTAAGCCCTTCCACATTTGACCAAGAACATATTTTAACAGCCACATCTATTTCCACTGGTAACCCTGTAGTCTCCTCTACTACAATGGCTGAAGATGAGACATTTGCAGCAGACAGCATAGTTACAGGTACACCTACTGTTGGTTCTCCTGACATTGATCAGGGTCATGTACTACAAGCTCAGAGTATAGCTACAGGATCTCCTGATCTTGGTTCACCTGAGATAGATCAAGAGCATCAGCTATCAGCTTCTAACATTGTTACAGGCAATCCGATTGTCAACCAGTGTAACATGGCTGAACGTGAGACATTCACTACAGCAGATCTTGTAGCTGGTGAGCCACAGTTAGGTCACCCAGAACTAGACCAAGAACATGCTCTACTGCCTAGCAGTATTTCTACTGAGGCCCCTGTAGTAAACAGTGCAGCCTTTACTCAAGGTCATAATCTAAACGCATCTAGCTTTATTACAGGTCTACCTGTTATAGGTGCAGCAGCAATAAACCAAGACCACGTTATAGCTGCTAATGACATAGTTACAGGTAACCCAGTAGTTTCTTCTGTAGCAATGTCAGAAGATGAAACCTTCGCAGCAGACAGTATTTCTACTGGTAGCCCTGTCTTAGGTGTCCCAGTATTTGTTCAAGACCATATTATACAGCCTGATAGTATTACGACAGGCGCACCTATAGTTCCTTCTCCGTTTATTAACCCTTCTGTAGGAAGAGTTGTTTCCATAACCTCTAATTCAGACAACACTGTTACGCTGGCGTATAACTATAACATAGCAACTATAGACAGCCTCTGTAACATAGCAACTGTATCAAACAACAAAAACAAGGCAGCTTAAGAATGGCATTTAACATCAAGCAAAATGATACATCTCCTTCTTTACAAGCTACTCTTAAGGATGCTTCTGGTACGGTTATTATCTTAACGGGAGCTAGTGTTAGGTTTCATATGAAAGCCCTTGATGGTACAGTTAAGGTAGATGCTGCTATGACTGTGACAGATAATTTAAACGGTGTAGTTCAGTATGATTGGCAGACTGGAGATACCGATACTGTAGGATCTTACTCAGTAGAGTTTGAGGTTACTTACTTCGACAACACTATTGAGACATTCCCCAATAATCAAAACTTAACAATCTCTGTCGTTAGAGAGCTTAACTAATGTCAACATGGACTAGACACCTCTATGAGCATGATGAACTAGCCATATCTAAGGGTGACGTAGCTGGACATCAGACTTTATTTAAGTTTGGTTTTAACCCTGATATTAACGGTGTTGAAGAAACTATATGGACAAATGGCGGTAATTACCCTTGGCCTGACGCAGCTTTTACAGCCTATCTCGTTAGTGATGATGCAGCAGATACAAACGGTGGTACAGGAGCTAACACAGTTCAAGTTGAGGGCTTAGACGCAGACTATAACCAAAAGTCAGTCTCTGTAACATTGAACGGCACTACACCAGTTGCTATCTCAGGCACTTGGATACGGATCTTTAGGGCTTTTGTTACACTAGCTGGTACAGGTGGTACATCTGCTGGAACAATTCGTGCTCAGAACGTAGATGGAAGTGTAGTGTACGCTAACTTGGGCCTTGGTAATCAAACACAGATAGCTGCTTATACTGTACCTTCTGGCTATACCTTATACCTTGATGACATAAACTTTACCGCCGCTGTCTCTCAAAACAACAAGTACGTTCAAGTAAGCTTAGACACAAGAGAGTTTGGATCTAACGTATTTAGAAAGCGTTTCATCAACGTCATCCAGAGTAATCAGCTAATAACTAAGTTTGAGTATCCTCAGAAGTTCCCTGAAAAGACAGACATAGAGTGTAGAGCTTTTTCTAATACAAGCAACAATGCTATAGGAGCCTCTTTCCAAGGTGTCCTAGTAAACAATGAACTGGATTGCTAATGCCTAAGACAGCCCTCAAAAAGAAAGTGTCAGTATCCAAAGCTAAACTAGCTAATGATGTATTTTCCACTGAGATGGAAGCTAGAGCTAGAAGTATGGACATGGGTTGTGAAGGTAAGATCCACGTACACGAAGATGGTATGGGACAGGCCGTATACATGCCCTGTGGTAGCCATGAAGAGTATTTAGCATATTACTCACCTGATGAGGTAGCAGAAGAGTCAGTGAGTCGCTTAGACGCTCTCAGAGCTATCGTACAGGAAGTAATGAAAGAAAAATTTGCCAAGGCTGAATACCAAGGCGAGAAAGTCACTTTAAACAAGCCTCGTCGTATTCAAGGTGGCAACAAGAAGTTTGAAGTGTTCGTGCAAGATGGTGGAAAAGTAAAGAGAGTTACCTTTGGAGATCCTAACATGGAGATCCGTCGAGATGACCCTAAAGCCAGAGCTAATTTCCGCTCCCGCCATTCTTGCGATACCAAGAAAGATAAGACTACAGCAGGTTACTGGTCTTGTCGTATGTGGGAAGGTGGAACATCAGTGTCCGAACTTACTAAAAGTGTTGAAGGTCAAATCCTCAAGGCAGATGACGAACAGCGTCTAGTCTATGGATGGGCCTCAGTCGTTACTGAGAAGGGTGAGCCAGTGGTTGACCGTCAAGGTGACGTAATAGAACCTGACACACTCGTTAAAGCTGTCAATGGCTTTATGGAGCATATTCGTGTCGGTAAACAGATGCATACAGGGGATCAGATTGGGGCGGTTATCCACTCCATGCCTATAACCAAAGAAATAGGTGAATCCCTTGGCATACAGAGTGACCGTGAAGGCTGGATAGTGGCTTTCAAAGTCTATGACGATAATGTCTGGGCGAAGGTTAAGTCTGGTGAACTTGCGGCCTTCTCTATTGGGGGTCGTGCAATCAAGGAGGACTATAGTGCCTAACCTTTTAAAACAGCTTGAACTGGAGGAATTGTCTTTGGTGGATCGTCCAGCAAACGCACAGGCAATGGTTTCCTTGTACAAGCGTGATAATTCCAATGGAGAACCTATGGAACATGAAGTAGAAAAAATGTCTGATGATCTTAAAGCTAAACTGAAGCCATACATGGATAAAGGTATGTCTGAAGAAGAGGCCATGAAGATGTATAATATGGACATGAAGAAAGCTGATGAAGCAACTGCTGAAGAGCTAGAGATCGAAACCCTTAAAGCCGTTGAAGCCTCTTTGAAAGAAGAGAACGAACGTCTTCGTAAATCCCTTATCGACAATGGTTATGTCATTAAAGCTGACATCATCGAAAAGAAAGTCGAGCCTGAGTATGTAGAGTATGAAGGTGAGCAAATCAACAAAGCTGACATCCCTGCGCCTATCCTTAAGGCTCTGGAAGCAGCAGAAGTTGCTAAGGCAGATGCTGAACTGACTAAACGTGCAGAAGAAGCTCTACCTAACTTCAACATCGACGTAGCTAAATCACTTATTGCTAAGTTTGATGAAGATGAAAGTGTCATGGAAGCCTTGAAGGGTGCAGATGCAGTCTTTGCGGAATCTATGGAAGAATTTGGTAAGTCCGATGCTGATGGCAACTTCGCTACCGCACAAGACAAGCTAGATGCCCTCGTTAAGTCTTATATGGACGAGAACAAAATCAAGAAGAGCCAATATGCTGTAGCTTATGCCGCAGTTGCTAAGACCGATGAAGGTAAAGCTCTTATCAACAAATCCTATAAAGGAGAATAAACATGGCTGTAATGCAGTCCCGTGATACACGGTCTTTTGTTGCTGGGGAAGACCTTTCAGCAAAACAATTTAAGTTCGTTACTCTTGAGAGTGATGGACAAGTAGACGTTGCAGACTCTGCTGGTGAAAACTGTATTGGTATTCTGTTGAATGCCCCTACTGCTGGAGCCGCTGCTACTGTAGCAATCTCAGGTAAAGTAATGGTAGAATCTGGTGGAACTATCGCCGCTGGTGCAGCCGTTCAAGCCGATGCAGACGGTAACGCACTTACCGCTGCGCAAGGCGATGTTGTTATGGGTTATGCTTTGGAAGCAGCAGTTGATGGTCAGATCATGGCTATTGAACTCATCCAAGGCGGTAACGTCGTAGCTTAATCCAGCATAGAAAGGAATAAATAATGCCCTTGCTGACTCCATCCGCAGTGCATGTAGATCAGCCGCTGACTAACCTCACGCTGGCTTATGCACAATCACAAGAAAACTTTATCGCTGATAAGGTATTCCCAACAGTAGGCGTTCAGAAACAATCTGACAAATACTACATCTATGACCGTGCGAACATGAATCGTACTGGTGACGTAGAGAAACTAGCTCCACGTACAGAAGTAAACCGTATCGGTATGACCATCTCAAACAGCAGCTACTTTGCTGACGTTTATGGTCTTGGTATGGACTTTGATGAACAGACTTTGGCTAACGAAGATGCTGCATTAGAGATCCGTTCTGCTGGTGCTGAAACTCTGGCGATGCGTCTGATGATCCATCGTGAAGAGCAGTTTGCTACAAACTTCTTCTCAGACAACATCTGGGGAACCAACTATGACGGTGCTAGTTCAACATCAGGAACTGACTTCCTGTATTGGGATGATGCTGCTGCTAAACCAATCCAAAACGTAACTGACCTACGCCGTGTAATGCAGCTTAAGTCAGGTGGCTTCAAGCCAAACACAATGGTTGTTGGTAAAGAAGTACGTGATGCTCTGGTAAACAATGCAGACATCTTGGCTCGCTTGAATGGTGGCGCAACTGTAACCAACACAGCTTTGGTAACTGATGCTAAACTGGCTGAGATCTTTGAGGTAGAGAACTTCTACGTCATGGAAGCTGTCAAGAACTCATCCGTTGAAGGTGTTGCAGAAAGCAATGCGTTTATCGGTGGTAAACATGCTATGTTGTGCTACACACCATCAAATGCTGGTCTTATGTCACCAGCCGCTGGTTTGACCTTTGCTTGGAATAACCTTGAAGGTGTAAACAACTTAGGTATTACTGTTGAGTCATTCTCAGACGATGCTCTTAAGCGTCAACAGATTGCTGAGATGATCCAAGTTAAGATGTCTTACGATATGCAAATCGTAGGTGCTGACTTGGGTGCCTTCGTAAACGGCATCGTACAGTAAGTATTTATTATGGTGGGGGCTGTAGTGGCCCTCACTTCCCCTTAATCAAAGGATTACCCGATGTCCCTTAATGAGCCGATGCAGTACGACAGACCACTCTTTGTTACCCTGACTATGAAAGCACAAGGCCGCACCTTCAATGCTGGTGATGAGCTTAAGTGGAAAGAGATAGGTCTAGATAAAGAATTAGTAAAGATACTCTACAGAGAAGGTAGACTAAGACACAGTTCAACTCTTGAAGCTGAAACCAAAGTAGGTGACGGACTAGAGGTACTTGATGTCGATGGGCTACACAACCTAGTAAACGGTATCAACGAGAAAGTAAAATCTAAGACAAAATCTGACGCTGAGTTCCAAAAGAAGAAGTGTAAGAAGTCTAAGATAGCTGATAAACAACGTGGGCTTATTCGTAGCTGGCGTAGAAATTATGGTCACATGGAGACTGATTGATTATGGCTTGGTCGTATGATGCAACAAACTTAGGTACAAGTACTGTAGCGGAGAGATTAAACTCTGTTAGATTGCTTGTAGGTGATACTGACACTAACGACCAACAAGTACAGAATGAAGAGATTATTTTCGCTCTCAATCAAACAAGTGACAACGTGTATTATGCTGCTGCATGGTCTGCTAGAACGATAGCTGCACAATACTCTCGTAGGGTTACACAGAACCTGTCAGGCGCACTCAGTGCTGACTACAGCGACTTACAAGAGCATTATACTAGCCTAGCTGAGACACTAGAGCATCAAGGTAAGAAGACTGGTGCTGTACTAGGTGTTAAAGCTGGTGGTATTAGTATAGCTAGGGTAGATGCTGTAAGGCAAGATACAGACCGTGTTCCAGCATCCTTCCGCAGGGATAGATTTAAGAACCCACCAAGTTACAGTGGTGATGACTACGACTATAGTTAAGGGGTAGGTGATGGCATTCTCAAGAGGTTATAACCTACTTAAGATGGTTGATGAGTTTGGGGAACCCCTTACTTTAAAGAAGAAGACTACAGCAGGGACTTACGATCCTACTACAGGGACAGTAACAGGCTCCGCTACAACCGACTACAGTTTTACTGGATACTTCTACAACTACGATCAAGGTATCATAGCTAACGTAGATGAGATCCGTAGAGGCACCCGTAAATGTGTAGTACCAGCTTTAGGATTAGAAGTAGAACCCGATGACGAAGATCAGATTATTGGTAACGGTGACACAGTTAATGTCATTTCTGTTGTTACTATATTTTCTAATGGGGTCAAGATTTGTTTCTTGTGTGATGTGAGAGAGTAATGAAACAGGTAGTAAATATCTCTCTTGAAGATAAGATAGAAAAATTTATAGAAGATGTTGTAGAAGATGATGCCAAAGATATTTTATACAGTTTAGCAGACGATGTTATATTTTGGTCTACACCTACAGTTGACACTGGTGCTTATATAACGTCTTTCTCCTTTAATGTTGGCGCAGGTAGGCCCAGAGGTAAAAGCTCTAAGAATAAGCCTAGAAGACAATCTCCTCAACAAAAAGCGGCAGAAGGCAGAGAAAACCTTCAGCGAGATATAGATAAACTTCCCGATCTGGTTAATAAAGAGTCTGTTCAACTTAGAAATGAAGCTCCTCATGCTCAAGCGGTTGAGGATAAGCATGGTTATAAAGTGTTTGCTAAAGTGAGAAGAGAGTATGGCTAGTATCTATAACGACATACGTGCGGCACTTGAGAACAAGTTAGCTAATACCTCTAATTTACCTAGTGGGATAGCTTATGAGAATGTCTCATTTAGCCCAACGACAGGTACAAGTTACCTACAGACATTTTTCATCCCGACTTCTCGCAGACCCGCTGTAAGAGGTTTAAATCCACAACAGAGGTATCAAGGTATCTTTTCTGTTAATGTTTATACCCCAGAAGGTAATGGCCCCGCTGTCGCAGATAGCCTAGCTAATACTATATTAGAAACCTTTGAAGCAACTACTAAAATCTCCTACTCTGGGGATGAAACAATAACTGTATCTATAGACTACGCTGAAAGACAGCAAGGTTTCTTAGATGCGCCTTGGTACTACGTTCCGATTAATATCGGATGGTACGTCTATAACAATTAGGAGAATACAACATGGCCTTCGCACAAGGTTCTCGTTCCAGTCTATCGTTCATTGTGGAAAGCACATTTGGTACGACTCCCGCTGGTAACTTTACAAACTTACCCTTCAGCACACACTCTTTAAACTTAAGCAAAGATCGTGTAGCTGGTACTGACATCCAAGCTGACCGTATGCCCCGTGTTGACCGTCATGGTAACCGTCAAGCTGCTGGTGATATTGTAGCTGACTTACGTGATGCTGACTACGATGCATTCCTAGAATCAGCTATGTTGTCTACTTGGTCAACTAACGTACTTAAAGTTGGTACAACACCTAAGTTCTTCTCTATCGAAGACTACGCTGCTGACATCGACCAAGCTCGTTTGTTCACAGGTATGACAGTTTCTACTATGGGCATCTCTCTAGCCCCTAACCAGATGGTAACAGCTACCTACGGTATGGTTGGTAAAGACATGACCATGAGTGCTACTGAGAAGACACAGGACGCTGCATCAGGTGCTGCTCCCTTCGATGCCTACTCAGGTACATTAGAGATTGGTAACGTCAACGGTTCACCCTCTACATCAGCTATCGTAACTGGTATGGACTTTACCCTGACTAACTCCTTCGCACCTACCTTTGTAATTGGCAGTGATAGTGCGCCACAATTAGAGGTTGGTCGTGCAGAAATCGAAGGCACTCTCTCAGCTTACTTTGAGGATGCGTCATTAATCAACCGCTTCTTGAATGAGACTGAAACTGAGCTTGAAGTAACTGTGGGTGATGGTAGTAATACCCTTAAGTTCGCATTCCCACGGGCTAAGATTAACAGTGCAGACGTAGGTGTAGATGGCCCAACTAGCCGTGTCATCTCTATGTCATTTATAGCACTCTACAACACTACAGACGCAAGTAACTTAGTTATTACTCGCTCTGCATAAGTTCCCTAGCTAGGGTGGGGAGGCATTGGTGTCGGGTCTGATGCTTCCCCTTTAATTACTAACCCGACAACTTTTAACCCCGATAAGGAAACTCGACATGGACTTACTAGATTTAACCCCGACGAGCGACACTGTAGATGTCACTATTGTACATCCTACTAGCTTTGATGTCTTGAATAATGATGACGATACACCAATGGTTATCACTGTATATGCACCACACTCTAAAGAGTATAAGGCTGCTATGCATGAGCAAACCAACAAACGTCTGAAGCAAGCACAGAATAAGAAGAAGGTAGAGATTACAGCAGAAGACCTAGAGGACGCTACTTTAGACTTACTTGCTAAAACTACTAAGGGCTGGAAGATTACTTATGGTGGTTCTAAACCTAAGTTCTCTGTCGCTAAGGCCAAAGAGATTTACGCTGAAGTATTCTGGATAAGAGATCAGATTGAGGAAGCAGTAGCTAACTCTCTGGATTTTACGAAAGCCTGATTGAAGAACTGGTTGACTATGCAGAGCATGAGTTCTCTATAAGTAGACCAGATAAGTCAGGCACATCAGAACGTGAACACTTAGAACAAGTAGAAAGGCAGACTGGACACAGACCAAAAGCATTAGATGGCCCCGACTTCCCATTGCTTATGTCTCATGTTTGGTCTGCCTTTATTGTATTAAATAGTAGCAGGACTATGGGGTTCTCAGGGCCCAACCCACTAAGTTATCAAGAAATTAAAACATGGAAGGAGCTTACAGATACACCATTGTCTTCTTGGGAAATAGAAGCAATAAAACGTGTTGATGTAGTCTTTATGGTTATGGCGAATGGCTAGAGCGGATTTAAAATATGTTATTGGGTTTGAGGCTAATGATGCTTCAGTCGTTCAAGCAACTAAGGCTTTAAAGAAGTTGACCGACCAACAATCTTTCTTAGACAGGGAGTTTAAGAAGGGTAGGATAAGCCAAGGGGTGTTCAGAAAGGGCCAGAAGCAACTAAATGATGAGATAACTAAACTACGTTCTGCTACCAAACAAGGTGGCAACGCTTTAAAGCAGTATATCACTCAAATGGACGCAAGCGGTAAAGCTACTCGCCGTAAAGAGATAGCTATGCAACAAGCTGGCTACCAGTTACAGGATTTTATCGTACAGATTCAAGCTGGAACTAACCCACTTATAGCTTTTTCTCAACAGGGTTCTCAGTTAGCTGGTTTCTTTGCTGGGCCTTGGGGTGCTGCCATTGGTTTAGGGATTGCAGCTATTGGTGGACTAGGTACTGCCTTAATGAATGCAGGTATTTTTGCAGACAGTACAGACAGAAAGTTCAAAACCTTAAAAGATACAATAGACAGCCTTAAGAGTGCATCTATGTCAGCAGCAGAAGAAGCAGCTTTTATCTTTTCTGGATTTGGAACTGTAGAAGAGTTTAGGGCTAGTGAAGCACTTAAAGATGCCGTCTTAGAGTTGTCACAAAGGACGGGTGGAAAGATCAACGCTCAAAACTTTAGAGACATAGATGTAAGTAGTTATGTAGGAGCGGCAGATTTTGCGGGAGAGTTTAGTGGCTCACTTAGGGCTTTTGAAACGCTTTTTGGGACTGGTACAGTTGGGTTGGTTACAAACGCACAAAAAGCTGCCAATGAATTAGATACTGCGTTAGCTATTGCTAATGGTCTTGCTAAAGCTAGAAGAAAACAAGCTGCTGAAGAAGCAGAACTAGCTGCAATATCAGAGGCGGCAATGGAGGCTGTCATTCATGGGCCGAAAAAAGCGGCAGAAGAGGCGGCAAGAGCAGCAGAGCAACAGGCTCAAGAAAGAAAGAAACTTCTAGAAACCTATAATGTAGATATAGCTAAAAGAAGCTCTTTAATCGGCCTTGAGGGAGAGCAACTACTCCTAACCAAGCAAAGACTTGAGAAGGAATCCCTTTTAGCTAACCTTGCAAGTAAAGGTTTAGACATAGGTGATTACGAAACACAACAGTTAGTTCAAAAGCTAGGATACCTTCAAGCTGAAGAATTAAGGCAGTTTCGTATAGAGGCTGCTGAAAAGAAGCGTATTGAGAACCAGAAGAATTTAAATAAAGCCCTAGCAAAGCAGAAAAAGATACAAGCTCAACTTGAGAGAAATGCCGCAGCTTATGGTCAAGCTATGGAGAAAGGTCTTATGTCAATAGTAGATGGGACTAAGACTGTGGAACAGGCTTTCCGTGACATGGCTAGAGACATTATCGCACATCTTTATAGGGTACTTGTAGTTCAACAGATGGTTCGTGGTTTTGGTGGGGCGCTTGGGGGGTCCTCTAACCCCTTCTTATCTGCTATTGGTCAAGGTTTGTCTACATACGGTAGTGCTGAAGGTGGTGCATATACAGGTAATGGGCCAAGATCAGGTGGATTAGATGGTAAGGGTGGGTTTATGATGATGGTACACCCAAGAGAAACCATCGTAGACCACACTAGGGGTCAAGGTGTAGGTGGTGAAGTTATTAACGTAACTCAAAATATTAATGTCTCCACAGGCGTACAACAGACTGTACGTGCTGAGATTAAACAGCTTATGCCACAGATAGCCAACAGCGCTAAGTCGGCTGTACTAGACGCTAAGAGGCGTGGTGGTGCGTATGGAAGAGGGTTTGCGTAATGGCTATTAGTTATCCTTTGAGTTTACCTACAAGTATTGGTATAGCTCAGATAGAATTTAGAGCAGCTAATGCTGTAGCTGTATCAAGGTCACCTTTTACTTACTCCACTCAAGTTCACGCCTACTCTGGTCAGTCTTGGCAAGCTGATGTTACTCTTCCCAGTATTCGTAGAGACTTGGCTGAAGAATGGGTAGCTTGGCTTATTTCCCTTAAGGGGCAACTAGGGACTTTCTACTTAGGTGATCCTAATGCTGTAACACCTAGAGGTTCAGCTAGAGATACAGATACAATCCTAGTAAACGGGGCTACGTCTTCTGGTAACACACTTGCTATTGATAGTGCCCCTGCAAGTCAGACGGGATACCTTAAAGCTGGTGACTACATGCAAGTAGGTACTGGGTTAAATAGACAACTGTTTAAAGTTTTAGCAGATGTTAATACGAATGGCTCTGGTCAAGCAACAGTTGACATATGGCCTGACGTTAGAACCAGTATAGCTAACAACGCTGCTGTTACTGTAGAGAATACCAAGGGTATATTTAGGTTAGCCTCTAACGAACAGGGCTTCAGTATAAACGAGGCTAGTTTCTACGGCATATCCTTCGGAGCTATGGAGTCTATTATATGAGCCGTACAATACCTTCATCACTTCTTACAGCACTTAGTCAACCAGAGGTTAAACCTTACCTTGCTGTAGAATTTGACTTTGATAGCTCTCCTGTACGTTTATGGACAGGTTATGGTGATAGGACCATAGGAGTAGACACTTATTTAGGCGCTGGTAATTTATTATCAGTAGATAACTTTGATGAGGTTAATGACCTATCCGCTAAATCACTCACTATTAGCCTTACAGGTATCTCATCAAGTATTGTTTCTATAGCTTTATCTGAACCTTATCAGAGAAGAACCTGTACAGTTTACCTTGGTACAGTTGACACATCTACACCCATAGAAATCTTTAGTGGTTTTATGAATGTGATGACCATTGAGGATAGCGGTGAGACAAGTGACATCTCTGTTGTCGTAGAAAGTAAATTGATTGAGTTAGAAAAAGCTAGTGATAGACGTTACACTGAAGAGAACCATGCATCTAGACACTCAGGCGATACGTTCTTTTCCTATGTAACTAAACTACAAGATGAGAAGGTTGTATGGGGCAGAGAGAACGCTTAAATAACTTTATAAGTCAGATTAAAGACAAACCATTCTCTTGGGGAGAACACGACTGCTTAACTTTTACTAACTCTGCATTTCGTGAGATGTATGGTGAGGGTTGGGCAGACGATTGGTTAGGTAGGTATGATGAGAAATCTGGCGTTAAAGCTCTACAAGAAGAGTTTGGCTATAAAACCTTTATAGAAGCTGTAGACGATAAACTAACCCGCATAGATTATGTACCACCACTGGGTTCTTTGATAACTACGAAAGAAGCTAAGAGGTGGATCACAGGTTTTGCTATGGGTATATCTAATGGTAAACGTGGTGTATTTCTATCGGAGGGTGGGCTAATACACTTACCTTTTGATGTAGTAAATTATTCTTGGATTAAAGAAACATGAAAAATAACCTGCCATACAGTGTACTAAGAGAATATAACTCTTGGGAAAATGTACCCAGAGCTGCTGCTGTTGGTGCTGCTATTATGGGGAATGTGGGAACTGCTTCTCTCTTTGGATCTACTTTTCTAGGCGGTGCCCTAGCTTTCATTACTCCTCAGTATATTGTGGGATACCTAGTCACATCTCTAGTAACCTCATGGGCTATGAAGGCCCTTGCTCCAAAATCTTCATTAAGAAGTTCTAGCTCCTCTGGATTACTTGTAAACGCAAGGGAACCTGCTGCATCTCAAGATTTC